CTTCAGCAGTTAATGAATTAACTTACAATAATGCTTCAACAGGTAATAACCCAACATTTACAGCAACAGGCGGAGATACTAATATTGGATTAAATTTAGTACCAAAAGGTACTGGTGTTTTACAAGGTAATGGCTCTGCTTTAAAAATTGCTGGTAAAGAAACTATTTGGGTTCCAGCTTCAGCTATGTATGCAACAACAACTGCTGGTGCTGACCCTCAACAAATAGAAACAACTGCTGGAAGACCTGATATAAAAGTATTTGACTTTGACCCAAGTTCAGATGAATTTACTCAATTTGCTGTGGCATTTCCTAAATCATGGAATGAGGGTACAGTAACTTTTCAATATTTTTGGACTCCAAGCAACACAAATACAGGTAACTGTGCATTAGAATTACAAGCTGTAGCGTGTGGTGAGGGCGATACTATTGACGTTGCTTTTGGAACATCTGCACAAGTATTAGACGCTGGTGGTGGAACAGTAGAAGATCAACAAGTTAGTGATGAAAGTGGTGCAATCACTATTGCTGGTTCTCCAGCAGTAAATCAACTATGTTATTTTCAAGTAAAAAGAAATGCTGATGTTGGCCCAGACACTTTTACAGGAGATTGCAGACTTATTGGTATTAAATTATTCTTTACAACTGACGCATCAAATGACGCATAATTATGAAAGATTTAAATAATAAACTTGTATCAGGTAAGAACACAAAAAATATTAAAAACAGAAAAGGTAAATCATTCGGTTATCAAGTCTTAGGATTTGGTGCTGGCGGAGGAGGTCCTCAATTTGTTGCAGCTACTGGTGGAACAATAACAACAAGTGGTGATTACAAAATTCATAGATTTACAGGTCCTGGAACTTTTGAAGTAACTGCTGGAAGTGGTGATTTAGCAATAGTAGATTATTTAGTAGTGGCTGGAGGTGCAGGTGGTGGAGGTTCATCTTTACCAAACGAAAGAGGTGGTGGCGGAGGTGGAGCCGGTGGTTTTAGAGAATCTGCTGGTTGCGGTTATACGTCTAGTCCTTTAGGAGCTTGTGTAGCAGCTCTCCCAGTTAGTGTTCAAAGTTATCCAATTACAGTAGGTTCAGGTGGAGCCGGTGGTGGCGGAGGACCCGGTACATCACCTGCTAATAAAGGTACAAATGGAGCTAATTCTATTTTTTCAACTATAACTTCAACAGGCGGTGGTGGAGGTGCCATTGGTGGTTTTCCAGTTCCGGCTTGTAAAGTAACCGCAAACGCAGGTGGATCAGGTGGCGGAGTAGGTAGCACAAGTAATGCTAATAGATTTGGTGGAGCTGGAAACACTCCTCCAGTTTCTCCAGCTCAAGGGCAACCAGGTGGTGGACAAAGAACTTGTGGTGACTATCTTGCTGGTGGTGGTGGCGGTGGAGCAACAGCAATTGGAAATACTGGTCAAGGTGATCCTGAACCTTCTTTTAATGGTGGAGCAGGTGGAGCAGGAGCAACAACAAGTATTACAGCATCCCCTGTAACCTATGCAGTAGGTGGACAAGGAGGTGCTTGGAATGGAGATAATCCAAATGTAGATGGTGGAGCTAACACAGGAACCGGTGGAGCAGGTGGCGGAGCTAATATAGGTGCAGGACCTAATGGAAACCCTGGAAATACTGGCGGATCTGGTGTAGTAGTAATAAGGTATAAATTTCAGTAGGTAAATAATATGGCACATTTTGCAAAAATTTCAGAAACAAACGAAGTATTAACCGTATTAACATTAGACAATAAAGATATGCAAAACGCTGATGGTGTTGAGGTTGAAAATATTGGACAACAATATTTAGAACAACATAATAATTGGCCTGCAAATTTATGGATTCAAACTTCATATAATACAATTAACAATACTCATAAAAATGGTGGCACTGCATTTAGAGGAAATTATGCTGGAATTGGTTATACTTGGGATTCAATTAATAATATTTTTTGGCCACCAAAACCATATTCTTCTTGGGTAAAAAATACAACAACAGCAGTTTGGGACCCACCTGTTGCTATGCCTAGTTTAACAGCAGAACAAAAATCACAAAACACACGTCCTGATATAAACACCGAAGCAACACATGCTTGGGGATACTCTTGGAATGAAGATAATCAAACTTGGGATTTAGCTGATTCTTTCGCATAATTATTGACAACTTTATAAAACAGTAATAAGTATACTAGTAGGTATGCAAAAGAAAGTATTGACAGAGCAGTCATTATATTTTGGCGATGTTACAATGCCAAAAAATTGGGAGATAGATCAAAATGATTTAGCTCATTACATTTTACAATCTAATTTAACACGTGATAAATTTAAATTTTCTAAAACTTGGGATAAATTAAATACTTACATAAAAGAATACACACATTTAAAACATAATATTAAATTAATTAATACAGAAACATGGGGCAGTATATATAACCCTCTTCAAACAAGTGTTCCTTTATTAAATATTGATCCGGTGGATCTACGTAACTCTCCAGACTTTACATTACTTTATGGTGTAAAAGTAAAAGATTGTAATGTTCGAATACACTATGAAGATAACAGACGTAAAGGTAGAAGTTGGGACATAGAACTTAAAAACAATATGTTTATAATGTTTCCATCTACTAACATGTATTACATAACAAATAATCAAAAAGATTCTTCAAATTTTATTCAAACTATACTTTACCAGTACATCTAATTATGAGAATTTTAGCATTTAATATTACTCACGATAGTTCTGTATGTTCAATAAATAATGGTCACATAGAGTTTTTTTGCAAAGAAGAAAGATTAAGTAGAGTTAAAAGAGACAAACATCCTTTTAAATCTTTGCAGTTATATAAGTCTAAAAACTTTGGAAAGATAGACCATATTTTATACTGCACTCCTTCTAACTACAATAATCAACAAGAGTATTTTTATAAACAATTTATAGAAAAATTATTTGATGTAGATATGGAAAATTTTTCTTCACTATCTCATCACCTATGTCATGCCGCTTCTGCTTTTTATAACAGTGGCTTTAAAAAAGCTTTAACTTTTGTAATAGATCGGAATGGTTCAATTTTGTTTGATAATAAAATTGATGCCTGTAGAGAATCAGAAAGTGTTTTTTTATGTAGTTATCCAGATAATTTTACACCTTTATATAAATCATTTTGGACGAATGATAGTATAGGAGTTAATAAAGATAATTTAAAAAAACTCATAAAAAGTAATTTTCCATTATCAGATGTACATGTTGATAATGAGTATTCTATAACTAAAGTATATGAAGCAGCTACTACATTAATAGGTCAACCTATTTTAGAAAATGGAAAGACTATGGGTTTAGCCTCATATGGTTCAAATAAAAAATACCATTCTTTATTTTTAAATGGAATTCCTATAACAAATTATTTTACTCATGTAATTAATGAAGGCAATGATAATGTAGTTATTTTTAAGGGAGAACAAAATAAAATTACTAAAAATATAACAAAAGATAATTATAAGTTTTATGCAGATAAAGCAAAACACGTACAGTTAAAAACTCAAGAAGAATCATTATGTTTAATAAAAAAATATATCAGTAAAACTAAAATAAAAAATGTCTGCATTGTTGGGGGTTACGGTTTAAATGTTGTTGCCAACAATTATTATATTAAAAATTTACCTAATATTAATTTTTACTTTGAACCTGTTGCTGATGATACAGGTATTGCTATAGGGGCTGCTTATTTTAAATATAGAAATTTAACAAAAGACAATAAAGTTATTACACCTAAAGATAATTTTTATCATTACTATGAAGATAGTAAAATTAACAAAGGAATTAAAGCTACAATAGAAGATGTTTGTAAATTATTAATAAACCAAAAAAGTGTGGCTATTTTTGAAGGTGCTGCTGAAGCTGGACCAAGAGCTCTAGGACATCGGTCTATTCTATTTGATCCTAGAAATAAAAATTGTAAAAACATAGTTAATAAAATTAAAAACCGTGAGTGGTATAGGCCATTTGCTGGAGTAATACTTAAAAAAGAATTTAAAAAATATTTTAATACTTTAAGTTTAGACGAATCTAATAACATGACTATTAATTTTAAATGTAAAAAAAACACTGTAAAATTATTTCCAGGGGTCGTGCATGTAGATAACAGTTGTAGAGTTCAAACTGTGTCTTCAGGTTTTTTATATGACTTATTAAAACAATTTAATAAATTAACTAAATGTCCAATTTTATTAAACACTAGTTTAAATTTAGCAGGTGAACCTCTTGTTAATACAAAAGAAGAAACATTATTATTATTGAATAAAAGTAAATTAGATGCTATTTATTTTGTAGACGAAAAAAAACTTATACAGAAAGAAAAACATGAATCTATCTAATTATTTTTGGCATTTTAAATCAGCATTAACACCTAAGTTTTGTGATGATGTTATAAAACATGGATTATCAAAATCAGAAACTATGGCACGAACAGGTGGTTTTGGCGGTAAAAAATTAACTAAAGATGAAATTAAAAACATGAAAAGAAAAAGAAATTCAGATATCACTTGGTTAAATGATACTTGGATTTATAGAGAAATACATCCTTATATTCATAAAGCTAATAAAGATGCTGGTTGGAACTTTGATTGGGACAGATCTGAATCATGTCAATTTACAAAATACAAACACAACCAATACTATGATTGGCACCAAGATAGTTGGAATAAAGCTTATGATAGACCCGGTAAAATTGATCATGGTAAAGTTAGAAAATTATCAGTGACTTGTCAATTAACAGATGGGTCGGAATATGAGGGTGGGGAATTAGAATTTGATTTTAGAAACTACGAACCTCACGTAAGAGAAGAAGCTAAACATTTGAAACAAGCAAAAGAAATACTTCCTAAAGGATCTATTATTGTGTTTCCATCATTTGTATGGCATAGAGTTAAACCAGTAATGAAAGGTACAAGGTATTCTTTAGTTCTTTGGAATGTAGGATACCCATTTAAATAATATGAATATAAACGAATATTTTAAAACACCTATTTGGTCAGAACAAAAACCTGATTTTTTAAAATCTTTAACTAAAGCCACAAATAAATATATTAAAGAAGCTAGAATTAGAGATAAAAAAATAATTAAATCTACAAAAGATTTTGGTTGGTCACATCATTCAACACCTTTAACACAAGACAATGATTTTTTAGATTTTAGAAACTATGTGGGTCAAAAATCTTGGGATTTTTTAGATGATCATGGTTATGATATGTCTTCATATACAACTATGTTTAGTGAGTTATGGGTACAGGAATTTAGTAAAAATGGTGGAGGCACGCATAGTGCTCATATACATTGGAATCAACATGTGTCTGGATTTTATTTTTTAAAATGTAGTGAAAAAACATCATACCCTGTTTTTCATGAACCAAGAACAGGCGCACGTTCTACTAAATTAAAAATAAAACCTGAAATAAAAAATATTGTTAACGGAACTGAACTTGTTCATTTTAAACCCCAACCAGGGACTTTAATTATATTTCCAGGATATTTGGAACATGAATTTGTTGTAGATCACGGTGTTGAACCTTTTAGATTTATACATTGGAACATACAAGCTGTACCAAAAGGAATGGCTAAAGATGTTTAAAAAAAATAAATACGTAATTATAAAACAAGCAATCAATAAAGATTTAGCTTTATTTTTGTACAATTATTTTTATATGAAAAGACAGGTATTAGATACCTGTCGTAAAGCTAGATACATATCACCTTATGAAACATTACTGGGTTTTTATGAAGATCCACAAATGCCAAACACCTATTCAAGTTATTCTGATATAGCTATGGAAACTTTAATGCTTAAATGTCAACCTATTATGGAAAAGACTACGGGATTAAAACTATACCCTGCTTATACTTATGCAAGGATTTATAAAAAAGGTGATATCCTTAAAAGACATAAAGATAGATTTAGTTGTGAGATTTCTACGACTATGAATTTAGGGGGTGATGAATGGCCTATTTATTTAGAACCATCAGGAAAAGAAGGTATGAAAGGTATTAAAGTAAATTTAAAACCAGGTGATATGTTGGTATATTCTGGTTGTGAACTAGAACATTGGAGAGAAAAATTTAAAGGCAAAGACTGTGCTCAAGTATTTCTTCATTACAATAATAGAAAAACTCTAGGGGCTAAAGATAATATGTTTGACAAGCGCCCACATTTAGGTCTTCCATCTTGGTTTAAACGATGATATATACTTTATGGTGAAGGCAGTAATCCACCATACCTACTGCCTTCTTTATAGGGATTTTATATGTTACAAAAACTAGGGTTTTTACCAGGATTCAACAAACAAGTTACATCTACCGGCGCAGAGTCACAATGGACAGACGGCGAAAATGTACGTTTTAGATATGGTACACCTGAAAAAATAGGTGGTTGGCAACAATTAGGAGAGGCAAAACTTACAGGTGCAGCTAGAGGTTTACATCATTTTGTTAACAAAGCATCTACAAAATTTGCAGCCATAGGCACTAATAGAATTTTATATGTATATTCTGGTGGAGTATACTATGACATACACCCTCTAACTAATCCATCAGGCACAGCAATCACTAATGCATTCAGTACAACTAATGGATCACCAATCGTAACTATAACTTTTGCTGGCTCACATAATTTTGTGCCAGGAGATATTATATTATTTGGTGATGCAGCAACTTTTAGCACTATTACTAATTCTAATTTTACAGCTACAGATTTTGCTGATAAAAAATTTATGGTAACAAGTGTGCCAACTACTTCTACAATTACTATTACAATGCCTTCTAATGAAACAGGATCAGGTGCAACCACATCTGGAGGAATTACTTATTATCAATACTATCATGTAGGACCTGCTGAACAGATAGGAGCTTTTGGTTGGGGTATATCATTGTGGGGTGGTAACATTTTAGGATCAATTACAACTACATTAAACGGAGCCTTATTAGATGATGCAAACGGTACAGGTGGAACAGGAACAAGTATTACATTAACAAGTACAACTGGTTTTCCAACATCAGGGACTAATTACATTCAAGTAGGCACAGAAGAAATTTCATACACAGGAGTATCAGGAAATAATTTAACAGGTATAACAAGAGCAGCAAGAGGATCAACTCGAGCAGCACACAGCACGGGTGCAACAGTTACTAACTCATCTAGCTGGACGGGTTGGGGATCAGCTGCAGCCAACACTGACTCAGTAACAGATCCTGGTCTATGGTCTTTGGATAATTTAGGTTCAACACTTATAGCATTAATACATAACGGAGAATGTTTTGAATGGGACGGTGATGCATCAAATGCAACGGCAACTAGAGCAACTATTATAGCTGGAGCACCAACAGCGTCACGTGATATGTTAGTGTCAACTCCTGACCGTCACTTAGTATTTTTTGGTACAGAAACAACTATTGGAAATAAAGCTACACAAGACGACATGTTTATAAGATTCTCGTCTCAAGAAAATATTAATGACTACACACCTACAGCTGAGAATAGTGCGGGTACACAAAGACTGGCCGCCGGATCACGGATCATTGGTGCTGTACTTGGTAGAAATGCAATTTACATTTGGACTGATACATCTTTATTTACCATGCGTTTTGTTGGAACTCCTTTTACATTTGCGTATGAACAGGTTGGTACTAACTGTGGATTAATTGGTATGAATGCAGCTGTCGAAGTTGATGGTGCTGCGTACTGGATGTCAGAAAATGGTTTCTTTAGATACACGGGTAAACTAGAATCTATGGACTGTTTAGTTGAAGACTATGTTTACGATGATTTAAATACTACATCTAACATGTTGGTTTATGCAGGTATCAATAACTTGTTTGGTGAGATTACTTGGTTCTATCCAACGTCTACATCTAACGTAGTTAACAGAGCAGTTACATATAGTTATCTAGATTCAACTGCAAAAAGACCCATATGGTTTACAAATGCAAGTAGTTTATTTCCTAGAACAACTTGGGAAGATTCATCTGTATTTGGATTACCACACGGAACTAAATATAATGCAGGTGTTGATACATCTTTTGATGTTGTTGGTAATACGGATGGTACAACAATTTATTTTGAACATGAAACAGGTGTTAATCAACAAGAAGCAGCGTCAACCGCTGTGGCTATTCCTGCTAATATTACATCCGGTGATTATGATATTACACAAAAAGTTGTAAGAGGAGCTGCAACTAATTTAGGAGATCTTAGAGGTGATGGTGAAAACATTATGAGAGTAAGTAGAATTATACCCGACTTTATAACTCAACAAGGAAGTGCTATTATCCAATTAGATTTAAGAAATTATCCAAGTGATACAGCAGTTAGTTCATCCCTAGGACCTTTTACAGTTACATCAGCTACAACAAAAGTAGATACACGTGCAAGAGCAAGAGCTATAGCTCTTACAATATCTAACACAGCTGTAGATACCAGTTGGAAATTAGGAACTTTTAGGTTAGATATACATGCAGGAGGAAGACGATAATGTCAATTACAAGATTACAACAAGCTAGACAGATGTATGCAATGGGCCAAAGAGTTGGAAGAATTGCATTTGGTGGTGGCGGTAGTTATAGTTCTCAAGGTGGTTACCAAGGTAAGGGTGGTGCTGCTACAGGAGGTTCTAAAGGTTCAAAAGCCGGAGGCGCTGGTACAGGAACGGACAATAAAGGAAACACTGGTGGTGGTAATGATAATCCTTTTTCTTCAGGCTATCAAGGTGCGGTTACTCAAACAAAAACAGCAACACCAATGGATGTTAGAGAACAATATGCAGTTAATAATCCTACTACATTAGGAGCTCCAATAGCTCCTCCAACCGTGTCACCTTTTCTTGAAGCTAAAAGAAAAGATAATTATATCGACGCTTTTAATTTATCAAATTCAACTTATAAACCATTGAGAATTCCTCCTTTTATTCCTGGTAGCACTTTAATAAACACAGCAGGAAATTTTTTAGGTAATTTAGGATATAAAAAAAACACACGATTTTTTGCAGACAACGTAGCAGGTAAATATGGTTATGGTTATGGTGAAGATGCATATAAAGATTATATGAAAGCTAGACAACTAGGTACTGTTAACGCTTACGGAAGACCACTTACTGAAGGTGAATTAAAATTAAGAGATGGTGATGGTAATGGTGGACAAGGTATTATGGACGTAGTTACTGATGACACTACTGATGATACTACTGATGATACCACAACAGACGATGAATTAATTTTAAGATTTTTAGGGGCGGATAGTACATTAGATCCAGCTGCTGCAGGTTTAGCAAGCACTGATGAATTACGTGCTATGTTATTAGAACGAGCTAAAAATTTATATACATAATGGCAAAGATAGTACAAACATTAACTAGAGCAAGTAATGAATACGAACAAGACGTAGCACAGTCTTTGGTTAGAGATTTAGATGCGGTGTTGGAAAAACTTAACACTACATTTCAAGAAGAATTAAAACAGGAGATAGAAGCTAGAAGCTTCTTTTTAGATTAATGGCAGTAGTAAACCAATATAAATTTGCAGGTATAGATAATGATACAAGTGGTAGTGCACTTACACCATTAGGTGCTAGCGTTCCCGCAGTTAATGAAACTATAGTTATTAAATCAATACTTGTTACATCAGCTGGTACACCTACAGTGACAATTACAAACAACAGTATTACAGCCATTAAATCTGCAGCTTTAACTGCTAATGTTACAACAGAATTATTAACCCAACCACTAATAGTAGAAGGGGGTAAAACCTTTACAGTACAAGCAAGCACATCCGACTCGTTTGATGTAGCTATTAGCTATTTAAATATTAAGAAAGAGGTAACAACATAATGAGTGAAATAAAGATGTTAACACCAGATAAGATAATAACAACAATAAAGAACAAAAAAACAGGAGAGGTCTATGAGACTGAAGAAGCTTTAAAAGCTGCTAATATACCTGAAGAAGACGTGCAAAGAGACGTAACAGTTATCATGCCGCCTCTTGATTTGTTCGCAAAAACAAAGTAAACTGACAAAACCATGGGAATAGAAGATATACAAATTTCAGAAGAATTAGAGACTAACGCACCATCTATCAAGTATAGTGGTAATGAAGGTCCTAAATCTCCACAAGAGATGGAACAAATGATTATGGCTCAACTAGAAGAAGAATACGCTAAGTATGTATTTGAAATGCAAGAGCAAGGTATTGAACCTATGTCTATGCAACAATTTATAGAACAAGCAATGGCTGAAGGACAAATGTCAGGTGGTACTCCATTACCAAATGATCCAACAAAACCAATTAATCCTTTTCAACCTAAACCAACAGGACCTGTATTACCTGACAGACAAATGGCTGCGTATGGTGGTATCATGGGTATGGATGGTAGACGTCAATATGGTTTAGGAAGTAAGTTTAAAAAATTTGTAAGAAAAATTATACCTAACGAAGTAGCAGAGATTGCAGTTAAAGCTGCACCGTTTGTTGCACCGTTTAACCCGATAG